CTTTAATGGAGAAAGGACAAAGGTATAATGGAAAACACAAAAACGAAAGCCTTTGCGAGATTTCAACGAGGTTATAATTATAATCTCAAATTGGATTATTATGCAGAAGTATCAGAAAATATTGATTATAACGCAGACAAACAGTGGGGTAGTAAACTTGGAGAAGGTTCTACACCTACGCCTGTGTTTAATGTTGAAAAAATGATATTTAGATATAAGACTTCTTCAATTATATCACCATCTGTAAAGGCAAAATACTTGATAGATGCAGTAGATGAAGAAGCAATAGATGAAGATAACAAAGCTTTAGCAGATATGGCTAAATTATTGTCAGATTCAGCATCAGTTAGATGGGAACGCAATAAAATGATATCAGTTTTGCGTAAATGTGTTGAAGATTCTTGGCTAACAGGCGATATGTGTACTCATACCTACTGGGATCATGGTAAAAAAACCAATCAAGAACTTAAAGGTGACTTCATAACTGAACGAATCAGTGGTGGAAACGTATTTTTCGGCAATCCAAAACTGAATACAGTCAAAGGACAACCTTATATATTGATATTAAAGCCTGAAACTGTTTCGTCAGTTAAAAAAAGAGCTAAAGCATTTGGACTTTCAAAAGATAAAATTGATAAAATTGTATCAAATGAAAACACGGATATACAATTAGGCCAATTAAAAAATATTGGAGCTGATAATGTAGATGATGACGACAGTATAGTTGATACTTATTTGACTTATTACATAGAAGATGATGTTGTTTATCTTGATGAAGAAACTCCACTGGTTCATCTTAAAATGAAATCAAAGATAAAGGAAGGTGGCTATCCTATAACCTGGGGTAATTGGGAAACACAGGAAAACTCATATCATGGCAGACCTGAATCGTCCGGACTTCATACAACTCAAAGATTTATCAATAAAATGTACGCTTTGTGTATGCTTTGGATGATAAATAACGCATTTGGTAAAATAGTTTATGACGAAAACAGATGTGAGGGTATTACAAATGATGTTGGAGTAGCACAACCAGTAAATGGTGCAGTTAGTGATGTAATAATGCAATTAAGGTCAGGAGACTTTAATTCAGCAATTTTATCTGTAATAGATAATGCAATTAATACAACATTAAGATTTTGCGGAGTTACAGAAGCTGCTTTAGGTGCAGGAACTTCATATAATACATCAGCACAGATAACAAACATCAAGCAATCGTCAATATTACTTAAAGGCAACCAAGACAGAACATTCCAATTTGTTGAAGATATTTACGCAATATGGGGCGACTTTATTGTTGAGAAATATGGCGATGGAAGATTAATGCCTGTTAAAGAAAATGGCAAAGTTATTTATAAGAAATTTGATGCTAGTTTAAGAAAGAAAATGATATTAAATACTAAAATAGAAGTTGGATATTCGCCTATATGGGATGCACAAGAATCAAGAATACTTCTAACTGAAATGTTACAAAATTCAGTATTAACACCTATTCAATTCTTGGATCAATTAGATGATGGAATGCTTAAAGACAAAGAAGGTTTAATAGCGGAACTTAAAGCAATGGCATCAATGCCAGAACCACAACCACAAGGTAATATGCTCACAGAAGCAGACAACGAACAGATGGCAGCATTCTTTGACAGTCTACCAGTAGAGCAACAGACAGCGTTAAAGTCGTTACCAGCAGACCAAATGGAACAGCAAGTAATACAGATGATGTCACAACCGCAAGAACAACAGCCAACGCAATAGATAAATCGGCAACCATACCGAAAAGGAGAACTAAATGTTTAATACAAAATTCATGCCATTATTTGACGAAGATGAAGTAGTAAGTGGTGGCACTGCGCAACCAAACGCAGAAACAAAAGAAACAGAAAAAACAGAACCAGTTGTGGAATCTATTCAACAAACTACTCCAGAGCCAACAAGCCCTAGAGAAATTGAAATTGAATATCTCGGCAACAAAGAAAAAATATCTCTTGACGATTTAGAAGGATTAAAGACTCTTTTGCAAAAGGGAAAGAATTCAGACAGGATTCAGGAGAAGTGGGAAACCGCTAAAACTACACTGGGTAAAGCGGAAGCAGTCGCAAGACTGTATGGCTATCGTGATGAAAACGGTCAGGGAACTGTAGATGAGTTTTTAGAAACAATTAAACAGGACTTTGAAAAAACGCAAGTAAACAGTTTAGTTGAAAAAGGATATTCAGAAGATGAAGCTAAAGAGTTAATAGAACTTCGCAAGGAGAAGGAAGAACTCACTAAATTTAAAACTGAATATCAAAAAGGCGAGGAAAAGAAACGTAACGATCTTGAATTTATTAAATACTTTGAACTGGTTAATGGAAGACCATTTTCAGACTCGGACAAGATACCAGCAGAAGTGTTGAAAGAGGAAAAGAACGGAACGCCTTTAAAGTATGCTTACGCAGACTATATCGCACAGCAATCAATAAAAAAAGTAAAAACAGAAAAAGTAAATAACGATAATCTTGAATCGTCTGCACCTTCTATGTCTTCCACAGTGCTTGACAAGACAGCATTCACGGAGACGGAGGTAAAGACAATGAGTAGAGATGAAGTTAAAAAGAATTGGCCAGCTATCACAAAGTCAATGAAGTTACCATCTTGGAAAAAATAACTTTATTGAAAAAATAAAGGAGAAACACAATGACAGCAAATATAAACGCAGATGCGTTCGTACCTCAGATTTGGGATACACAAATTTTACGTACACTAGAAGATAATTTAATTGCAAGACAGATTTGTAAAGCAGTACCATCAATCAAAGCAAAGGGCGCAGGAGATACAGTTTATTTTAACGGACTTGCAGACCCAACAGTTGACGCTTACACAGGTTCAATCATTTATGAGACTTTGGTTTCATCTCAGGTTGCATTGTTAATCGACCAACAGTACAAATATGCATTCAAAGTAACTGATGTAGAAGCATTCATGGCTAATGTAGACCTTAAGGGTTCGCAGGCATCAAGAGCAGCTTACACCTTGAAAAAGGCAGTAGATACTTATATCTTTGGGACATCCACTTCACCAGCAATTGTAGACGCAGGAAACACTTTAACTGCAGACGCAACTTGCGATTCAGCAACTATTCTATCAGATATTTCAACATTCTCAAGAGTGCTTGAGGAACAGAATGTTAATTCGGGCGACAAATTTGTTGTTATTCCACCTTGGATTAAAGAAAAACTAATCCTGGCAGGAGTTAAATTCCAGATCAACAATGGTATCAGTGGTACTGGCGGTATGGAATGGGCTAATTACCTTGACCTTGATGTATTTGTATCAAACAATGTTTATAATTCAGGGACAGCAGCAGCACCAGTTTCCACAATAATTGGTGGTTCTTACAATGCTATCGTCTATGAAGATGTATTAAGCGAATCAAGAATGATGGATTTGGAATCTTCATTTGACAAGGGGCTTTCGGGTCTATTGGTATTCGGAGCTAAAGTTGTTAAACCAGCCGAATTATGCAAGATGATTTGTACTTGGGCTGCAGAAAGTGCAATTTAAGCATTAAAAATTAATAGTTATAGTATTATGGGGGAGCAATCCCCCTATAAAAAAGGAGAGTAAAAATGGCAGCAGGAGATAACATTGCAGTAACCAACGTTACAATAGCAAAAACAAATACACTTTACAGTTTAAATGCAGCATTCACAGCAAACGCAGCAACAGCAACAGCAGTTAATGCAACACAGACTTGGACTTTCACACCTACAAAGGCAGATTCCAAGTGCATTATGATAATTAGACACACAGGAGCTGGTGGAGCTTCATCTTATTCATTCGCTAAAGGCGTGAATGGAATGGCAGCACCTACAGCACTAGTTTTAGCACCAACAGCAGCTAACACTTATGTTTGTCAGTTAGACGGTAGATATAAAAACGCAGCAGGTTCGTTTGTTGTCGTGGCAACACCTTACACTGGTGAAGATATGCTTGATACTAATGCAGCATCAGTTTGCATAATTGAGATAATATAAGCCACTGTTTGCAACGTTTCTAACTAAATAATAAATGGGGAAGATAAGTTATGCAGACTGAAAAGCAACTTCCGAATTGCCTTCTTCCCCTATTATTTCGGATACATATCGGAGGTGTATTATGGAAAAAGCAATACCATATTTAGCAGAATATAAAAATAGTTGGTGGCAAGAGCATAAAGAAGAAATTAATAAGAAACGAAAAATACATTATAAAGAACACAGAAAAGAAGCATTAGCCAAAATGAAAATATATCGTGAAAACAATAAAGAAAAAGTGGCAAAGTCTAGAGCAAAATACTATCAAGAAAGTAAAGAAGAATATACAGAAAAAAGAAAAGAATACTATCAAAAAAATAAAGAAGCTATAATTGCAGGAGTTAAAAAATACAGAGAAAATAATTTAGAACAAATTAAAGAACGGAAAAGAAAAAAGAATTACGGTATTGAACCAGGTACTTATGACAAAATGCTACTAGAACAAGACAATAAATGTTGCGTTTGCTACATTGAACTAGATCAGTGTAAACAGATATCAATTGACCATTGTCATAAAAGCGGCGATGTTAGAGGCTTGTTATGTTCAAGATGTAATTTAATGCTTGGAATGGTTGAAGATAATATTGATATCCTTCAATCTGCTATTAATTATTTAGCAAAGGAGGAGCAATGAAATTTAAAGGAGAGCCAAACACCCTAGTAAGTATGGTTTACAGAGTAGGGTTTGTAAGAAAGAATAAAAAAATAGGCAGATTCAGTGCTGATGGGATATTTGAAACGAATGACACCAAAGTAATTAACAGAATGAAAAAGCACTTTCAGGTAATAGAAGAAGATGAAGAAATTATAATAACAAAGGACACAATAATTAAGAAAGAAACAATAAGGCACTGCAAAAAATGTGATTATACCTGTACGAATCAAGGTGTCTTAATGAAACATTATAGCGAAAAGCATCCAAAAGAATAAATCTAAATAGAGCTTGTGAATCAAGCCATAACCGAAAGGGGAAAAACAAATGTTACAAAATCAAATAGCTGCAAAACTTTATACTTGGCTTGATAAAAGTACATCAAATGCAGGTAGACAAGCATCTGCAACAATTACACTAGCAGGAGATACAGCCATACATGGCGCTTTAGATGTGGTATCAACAGCAGCAGGGGAAGTAATGACCTTCTCATCATTAGGTACAGCAGGGGATATGATATGTATATTAGGATCAAGAGTTAAGTATGCAATCAACGCACTTCCAACAGCACACGCAGGATATCGACTACACTTATATAATGCAGCACCAACCGCAATAGCAGACAATGCAGCGTTCAATGTAATAGCAGCAGACGCAGCAAAATACTTGGGTTATATAACATTGTCATTATTGGTAGATTGTGGGGATAACTGCATTGCAATTGACAATAATATGAACTTCACTTGCAAACTTGCAGGAACTGCACTGTACGGTCAGTTACAATGTATTGGCGCAGAAACACCAGCAGTTTCAGCAGTTTACACAATTTTATTAAATACTGTAACGGTATAAGGAGGGTAATATGAACCCTACAATTGAAAGAACAGTTTTAACTAGTAAGTTGGAATCTGCTAAAAGATACGGATTTATGCGAACAAAGACAGAATCAAACGCTGCAACAAGAATAACATATTTATATGATGCAGTTGGGTTAACTCCTGCATATATGGATTTTGCTGGTGGTGCATTTAATTATGGTGGTTGGGAAGCATTTGTAAACGAAGTGCAAAGACCAGTAATGCTAAAAACTGACGGTACAGTAGATTATGAATTATCACGGGCAGACTTTACTAAAAAAATAGATGGATCGGCAAGTGATATATCAGATACCGCATACGCAGGAAATGCAATGATTGAATTTAAAAAATACAAATGGGTGTATCAGTATGAAGATGCAAACTATGAGTATTTTATCTGCTCAAATGTAAAATGGGACGCAAATTATAAGGCATACGCATTTCAAAATGCAAATGCCAATATAAAAGATACATTCTATTGGGGAGCATTTAAGGGAATTTATTCCACCCATCTAAGAAGTATTGCAGACCAAGCAGTTATGTCTGGGCAAACACGAAATGTTGAAGTATCAAGGGCGACTGATAATGGCGCAGGGTATTACACAATTTATAAGAGTGGATGGGATTACATTGGAAATTTACTTACATTAATCTCAAAATCAGATAATTCCCAAGTTTCTTTTGGAAGTGGTAGAAGTAAATCAACAAATACAACTGCCATTGCAACAGGCACACTTAAAACACTTCCACAATTTATTGGATACAATGATGAGACAAGTGATGTCAAAGTATTCGGTATAGAAGGATTTTGGGGTAATGTTTGGGAGGGCATGGCAGGATTAATTTTAGCAACTACAATAAAAACCAAGCTAACTCCTCCTTATAATTTTGATGCAACAGGGTATACAGATACTACTATAACGCCAAGTGGAACTAATGGTGGATACGTAAATACTGCAAAAGTAGATAGTGAAATGGGGTTTATACCTAAAACTGCAAGCGGAAGTGGAACAACATATTATTGTGATGGATTATATTTCAACACTTCACAAGTTGACTATGCTTTAGTCGGTGGCACTTGGTACTATGGTCTTCTTGTTGGTTCGCATTGTGCGGCTTTGCACGCTCTTGCTTCGATTACGGACACGCACTTCGGCTCTCGCCTTTCATTTTTAAGTGCTACATAATAAAACAAATACAAAAATATAATATGGTAGAAAAGAAGCAGATATTGCATTCTGCCTAAGAAGGAGAAAATAATGACAGTTAATGAAATATTTGAACGGGCAATAGCACTCGTTGACGGGATAACCGATGCAGGGATAGTCGATACTGCCAATACAGCCGATTATTTAGCAAGAACTCCGTTCCTTATTAACCTGTTTCAGATGGAGTTAATTAAAAGCGGAGACTTGTTTACAAAATATCCAATCGCATATAAGCCTTTTAAGAACATTCTATCAGGAGGTGATCACTTTTCTGTCAGTGAGCATTTTGACACTGATGTCACAATTGAGTCAACCGATGTTGCCAGAATATATTATTTTGAAAGCGATGCATCAAGCGGAATAGTTAAGATTGAAGATTACAACGGAGCATGGACTACTTTAGCAACAGTAAATCTAACAAACATAGGTTATGGATTTACGCCTTACAAGGCTCTAATAACGCCTACAGCGGGCGCAACAAAGTCTCGTATAGTATTCAGTGGTTCGTACTATTATAGGTATAGAAACGTTGCTTTGCACACAGAAGCATTATCCAATATAAGCAGGTTCTTTGACTATGGTGCAAGGGTTAGAATACCAATGCCAATAGACTGCCACTCGATTAAAGATGTGATATTCAAATGGTACAGAGATAATTATGCAGTAAGTCCTGAATATGAAGTTGAACGAAAAGGTAATAGAACGGAAATACTATTTGGCAGAAATTTTGAAGGAGAAGTTTTAATAACGTACGTTCCTAATCCAGAAGAAATAACAGCAGTAACAGATGATATAATGATTGACGATTTTTCAGGGAATATTATGTCATACATGTTAGCAGAAGCCTTTATGAATGTAGAACAAAACGATTACCTTGCAGGACTATTTAAAAACAAGTATCAAGTATTAATGGCAAAATCTCAAATTAAAAAGCCAAAACCAGTAATTAGAATTATTAACAAATATGGAAGTGTATAGGAGGCATTAAATGGCAGTATATCCAGGTGGAATAAAAACATGGACACCAGTAACAAACAACTTAGAAAACGTTGATGCCTCACATATAAACGGTGCTTATGAGGAAATAATTGCAGTAGAAACAGAATTAGACGTTGTAAAGGCAGAAGTAGATGTATTAGTAGTGGTGGGAGATTCATCAGTTGAAGCAGCACAAGCGAGGGTTAATGCAGATGCGTATACATTTGACACCCTAAAAGCAAGACTTGATGATTCCGATGCAAAACTTGCTGATATTGTATATATGAGTAGTTTCCCAAGATTAAATGGTGAAACAGATGATACGCAAAGATTACAGCGTGCTATTGATTCTTTCACAGGTAATATAGCAGGAGCGATTCAGATAGCAGGTGATTTAAGAATATCAAGTACCGTTACATGCAACAAAACAGGATTAAGATTAATTGGAGTTAGTAACAGAAAATCAAGAATAATATCAACCTATGCAGATGTTGCATTATTAATAAAACCTTTATATAACGGCAATCCGTATACAAGTGTATCATACTGCAAATTTCATACAGACAATATTGCAATATGTGCAGAGGGGGATGCTATTACAAGTGGCACGGGATTGTGGCTACAATGGATATACGCATCTAGTTTTACTAATTTATATACAAGCGGTTTTGCCAAACATATTGTTATGAAGGGTGCTCACTTAAATACTTTTTATAATCTCTACCAAGGCAATATGGATTCTAGTGTTACAACTTTAGCACTCCATAATAGAGGCGTTGGTTTGAGTGCTGACGGCACACTTGATGAAGCAGGAGAATCATCATCTAACAATAATCATATAATTGGTGGGTGGATTAATAACACAAGTTGGGATTTGACCAGTATGCCAGGAACTATTACCCAATGTATTGATATTGAACCTGCAAGTAATTCATTTATATTGGGGAAAGATTGTGTTTTTAGAGATATTAGAGCCGAAAGAATGGATTATTATGTTATACATGGGGCTTTATATTCTGCTTTCCCTTGGTTTATATTTAACGGTGATAATTGCAAAATGATTAATATAGGGTTAAATCAAAGTGGTGCGAGCCAATCACCAGATTACCCTGTATATCAAGTAAATAGTAACTATAATAAAATTGAAATTGCAGATATAGCACCATATAACTATGGGCTAATCAGTTTTGGTGCAACAGCAGAAGGAAATATAGTTGAATATAATGCTATATATAATGACTATCAAACAACCCTACTTAATGCAGCTTATAAAACAGAATGGACATCTATTAAATATAACAATTTAAAAAATAGATTCATATTTAAAGATAATAAAGCTGGGACAATTGCGGATGTTGTTGGCTCAAATACAAAAGCACAAGGGGAATTTACGTGCCGTTCTAGTAAAAATACAAATATTGTAAATAGTGGGGATTATACTTATCAAGGATGTGTTAGTGCTGCTGTAGACATACCATTGCCAATTGGAAGAACAACTGGGAGTACAGCTTTTACCAAGATAACATTAAACACTGATACGAGTAATAGACGAATGTTATTAGCAACCGCTAATGGTCAAGCGGTTACAGCTGCAGGAGTTGTGACTCTAACAGCCTTAGTGTATATTCCTTCGGCTAGTAGTACATATGTAAGTGTTGGCGTTGGACTGAATTGTACTACCACATTAATAGCACGTGACAAATGGATAACGATAAGAAGTAGAATGTGGATGAATATTGGGGATAAAATTTTACCTACCCTTCAAATGTTGGGTGTTTCAGGAGATATATTTTACGTTGGAGAAATAAGCGTCTGCGATGGAAATACGTCTGTATATATTCCTAATAATACTTATAATGCTGTCTCTGCAAGTTTTTAGCCGTAGGTAACTAATTATACAAAGAATGGAGCGAGAAATGTCAAAATATGATGAATTTGTATATCTGCAATCTTTGTATGGCGTATATGCAGAAGCAGAAGAACTGGTTTCAGATGTAAGTTATGGAACAGATTTAGTAGGAGAAATAAGCACTGAATCAGACATACTCGGTGAACTGTCAACAGATGTTGCTTTAACTGGAAGTCTTGATTAGAAAGGATAAGAAATGACAACAATAAACCAAAATGTAGAGATGTATTCTGGCGATTCTAAAACATTAAATGTTACAGTTACGCTTACTGGCACTCTGGTAGGTTCAACTATTAAATGGAGTGCTGGAATGGATTATGTACCTGCTGTGACTAAAACTACAACAGCAGGAATATCAATAACTGGTGCAACCACTTTCACGGTAGCATTATTACCAGAGGACACTGAAAATTTAGAAGGAACGTATTTACACGAAGCACAAGTTACAGATTTAAGCGGAAACGTTTCAACAGTAATGACAGGGAAACTAAAGATAATTAAAGACTTGATAGAATAGGAGGAATTTAAATGAAAACAGTAAATCTGAATATAGATAAATTTCTCGGACTACACAGCGATGCTTTAGGAGATACCGAACTTGCGGTTGGCGAACTGTCAGATATGAAGAACTTCACCATTACTAAAGGTTATAATGCTGAAAAGCGGGGCGGGTATACTGCCTTGTTGACAGCTCCAACAGCTCACGCAATCAAAGGGCAATGGTACGGTAATATAGCAGGAACATTTTATCACATATTTGCGAGCAACGGACACATTTATAAATTCAATACTGGTGGTGGGACAACCGATTTAGGCACACTTACAGATGCACCTACTAACTTCTTCTATTTTGGTACAGCAGTTTATATTCAAAGCGGTACAGAATTTAAAAAATGGACAGGTAGTGGGGTTATATCTGATGTAGTAGGTTATGTTCCTTTAGTGATGAACTCACGTAATATTGGTGATCTAAGTACAGGAACCGCACAAGAGGGTATCAATAACTTATCTATACAGAGAAGAATGAAATTTAATGGCGTAGCAGGTCAAACGGTTGCAACTCTACCAGAAGTAAACATTACATCAGTAGATAAGGTTTACGTTGCTGGCGCACTTATGACAGTGACTACGGATTATACAGTTAGTTTAACTGCTGGCACAATTACATTTGGAACAGCACCCGCAGTTGGCGTTGACAATGTTGAAATAGTTTGGACAAATTTAGCAAAGACACAATTGTTTGATGGTACGGGTTCACAAAGCAGTTTCCAATTAGATGAAACAAATATTACATCAGTAACTTCTGTAACACTTAATGATGTGGCGGTAACTGCATTTAAAAGTTTTACTGCCTCAAATGCAACAGGAGATTTAAAAATAAATTCAGTATCTCATGGACTGGCACAATATACTAAAGTTGTATTTTTGGGAGCAGACTTACCACAACCATTAGTTGCAGGGACAATATATTATGTTAAACAACCGCAAGCAGATTATTTCTATCTTGTAGCAACATCAGGTGGAACGACTTATATAACCTATGGCGATGCAGGAAGTGGCACAATGACATATGGCAGTTCTTACTGTTATAGTCCTAATTTAACTACGGGATTAATTACAATATATGATATGCCAACAGCTGGTAATAAAAACATTTCAGTTATATATCAAAGTTCTACAACGGAATACCCTACCATTTCAGCACAAACCAATTCAAGGCTTTATGGTGGTAAGAATGACACAAGGGTATTTATATTCGGAGTAGATAATAACATTTACTATTCAGGGTTAGCAGACGGTGTTCCTTCGGCAGAATACTTCCCTGCATTAAACTTTATCAAAGTGGGAAGCGATAACAGCAAAGTTATGGACTTGTCAAAGCAGTATGATAGATTAATCATATTCAAAGAAGATTCGACAGGATGGGCTAGTTATGAGTACACCAGTACATTAGGGGTTGAATTCCCAATCTATCCACTAAATGATGTTGTTGGTTGTATGGTAAAAGGTTCAACACAAGTAATACTAAACAATCCAGTAGTAATTCATAAAAATAAAGTATACCAATTTGTGTCATCAAATGTTCGTGATGAACGCAATGCAGTATTGATGTCAACTAAGGTTCAACCTTTACTAGATGCAGAGACTTTAACAAACGCTATCACATTTGACAACGAGGAAGATGGTGAATATTGGATTAGTTTTGCTAAAGAATGTTATATTTATAATTATGTTTTAGATGCTTGGTATTATTACGAGTTTGCCGATACTGTAACTTCTATATGCAAGGCTGACAAGATTACGTTAGGCACAAGCGCAGGGCAATTAATGTCACTTGACGGAAGTTTGACAGATAATGGAACAGCAATAACAGCATACTTTAAAACAGGGTTTATAAATTACGGAACTATCATGTATAAGAAATTTGTAAATTTTATATGGGTTGAATTATTTTTAGATGGAACAGCAACGAAAGCAGATGTTTATTATCAGACTGATAAGGACCCGGAAACTCTTATTAAGTCTTTAGCCTTTACAACTGAAACTAATCCAAAAGCAAAGTATATGAAACCTAAAATGAAAGGGTTTGTTAATGGTAAGTTCATAATTAAGAACAGCTCTACAACACAAAAATGTAGAATATTAGGTATTTCAGCACCAGCGATTATCGGTGGAATTAGCAAATAGGAGGCTAAAATGGCAACAAATGCATTTGAAAATAAATATGCAACTAACATAGCAGGTCTTGCAAAAACAAATAATGTCGATTTAAGTACAGCCTCGTCAATGCTTAATTCTAATATTCAAGGTAATACTAATTATTTAGGTGGTGGCGTACTCAATATGGGAACAGCAGCAGCAGATTATAAAAATTATCTTGGCACTACAACACCAGTGCAAGCAACACAGCAGCAACCTGTAAATCAGTGGACTTCGGCAGAACGAGCAAGACTTAAAGCAATCGAAGCACAAAAGCAAGGTACACTGTCAGCGTTAAATAGAAGCGAAGTAGAAACACAAAATCAGTACAATACTGGAAGTGCTTTACTTGGTGGTCAAACTCAAACAGGTAGAAAAAGCCTTGCAGAGTATTTATCACAGCGAGGTTTAACAGGTTCAGGCATAGGCGCACAAGGCGAGATTAACGCTATAGGCAACCTTCAACAGGGGTTGGGTGGACTAGAAGCCACAAGAGAAGGAACGCTTGCTAATATTCAAGCACAGAGGGTTGATGCAGAAAATCAAGCATTAAGTCAGCAAGCAGATTTGGCAGGAGTACAGGAACAAAGACAGATTGATGCACAGGCGACAGCACTAGCACAAGACATAGCACAGATACAGGCAGAAGCATACAACCAGGATATACAAGCTGAAATTAACAGAAGAATGGCCATCAACCCTAACGACCCAACTATTCCATATTTACAAGCACAGAGAAACGCAAAATTAGGTGGAATGGCAACATCAGCAGCAGAGCAAGCACAGCAAGAATTTGACAATGCTATAGCGTTAGAGAAGTTGGGAATATCAAGATATAACGCTTATAAAACAAGCGGTAGTTCAAGCAGTGGCAGTTCTTCTAGTGGTTCATCTAGTAACACATCTACCAAAAAGGCAGCAACTACTAAAACAACTGCTAAAACAGCTGCACCTACAGCCGCATATCTCGCCTTAGATGCTCAACTTCCTAACACAAAGGATGAATACAAAATAACTGGAATTCAGAGTGCTTACAACAAGGGTATTATATCAGAAGCAGAAGCAAATCAACTTCTAACAAAATACGGGTTACAATAAAAGGGGGACATTATGATAGATTGGAAAAAAATAAAAGCTAATAATAATATTAAACCATATGTGAACCCTTCGGAAAGACCACAAAAGTTAGTAGGTAGAAGCACTTTTATTCAACCAAAAATAGCACTTGCTTCAAATAGCCCTATAACATTGAAGAAACCTGTTGTAGTTCCTGCTCCAAATAAGAAAATGCCAACATATGTTCAAGAATTTCAAAAGGGTAATTTAGGCAAGGGGTTTGGAAATTTAGCGCTGTCTACTGTAACTTCATACCAAGATGTCTTGAGAAGTGCTAGTAGCAACATATCATCTGTGGCAAGCGGAAAAGGGTTTGTACCGTATAAGGCAAATGTAACAAAGAAAGAATATGAAAACCAAATTGCAAAGTTGACAGGTGCAACCCCAATATATAAAAGGATTGCAAAGATTAGTCCTAAATTATCAAGTGCTTATTTAACAATAGGAGAGATTGTGGAAGATCCGTTAAGTTTGTTTGACGCAGCAGCAATGCTAACAGTTAAAGGTTTGAAGATAGCGGGAAGTTCTGCTTATGTAAAAGAACTATTAAAGATAAAACCTATTAAAATGGTAAGCGGTAAAACTGCAACTAAAATTGAAGATTTAACACAACCTGAAATTGAGAAGATAGCAAAAACAGCAAAAGATAAAAATGCAAGTACAATTAATAATGCTATACAACCTAAAGGCACACAGACCATAGCACAAGCCTCTAATATCCCCGTACAGCCTGTTAAACCTATTTTAGGTACAAACATACCAAAAGAACAAGTGTTCGCTACAAACGCCAATATAACGAAGCCAAGTAAAGGTGTAGTTTTAGATAAACCATATACTGATAATGGAGAAATTGCGGATGTTTTAACATCTAGCAAGCAAACGCAATCTACCATTAAAGAAAAAGTTTTAGATTTCGGCAGTGATATGAAAAGAAAATTCATTGATGCTGGTGATAGCGTTGCTAAGATTGGTAAGATTTCCGAAGATAAAGGACTTTACCATGTCTATAATAACGCAAGAAATTCAAGGCGCAGAGCAGAAAATATGATTGGTGAAGCACAAACTAACATTAATGGTAAAAAAATTGGAAAATCAATCAAAGATATATTTAACCCTATTAGAAAAAAGGGTGACGGATATTACAAAGACTTCCAGCTTTACCTTTTGCATGAACATAACATTGATAGAATGGCACAAGGCAAACCTGTATTTGGCGAGGCAGTAACAGCCGATATGAGTAGACAAGCAGCAGATGATTTGCTAAAAGCAAACCCTGAATTTTCAAACTTAGCACAAGAAATTTATAACTTTAATAAAAACAACATGCAATATAGAATAGATAGTGGGCTTGTAACACCTGAACAGGCTAAAATGTGGGATGAAATGTATCCTCATTATGTACCGACATTCAGATCAAACCCAAAGACAAAAGGTATAATAGCGGGTAAAAACATGGCGGCAGTAGAAAAAACCGTTAAAACTGCAAAGGGTGGCAACACTGATATTCTGCCTTTACATGAAAATATGTCAAAACAAACAATGCAAGTAGTTGAAGCAGCACATAAAAATATATTTGGCAATAGATTAATAAAAGATGCTACCGAAAAAACTTCAAAGTATGTTCAAGATATTCAAAGTGTAGTTGATGATTTAGACTTAGACAAAGAATTAAAAGATATACCTGACTTAAAAAACCATTTTAGAATTTATAAGGATGGTGAAGCATACGAAGTTAAAGTTGACGATAGTCTATTTGAAGGACTACAAGCTATATCAGGTGGAAAAGACACTCCAAATGCGTTTATTGCAGCAGCGACAGAAGGGAATAAAACATTTAAGCAACTTATCACTGGTTGGAATCCAATGTTCTTAGTGAGAAATGGTGCAAGAGATATTCAAGATGTAGGGTTGTACTCTAAAAACTTGAAGAAGTTTGCACAAAAGTATCCCGAAGCCGTAAAACAAATGTCAACAAATGGTGAAATGTGGCAACAATACAAAGCGTTAGGTGGCGCAGGTAACTCATTTTTTGATTATGCAAGAGGCTACAAAAATGATCCTACATGGTTAAGAAAAAATACAATAGACAGAGTTGAAACACTTAATATGTCAATTGAGCAACTACCAAGATTTACAGAGTTTATGGCAACAGTTTCTAAAGGCGATGGCTCTTATGACAATCTAATGGAAGCAATGTTCAATTCAGCAGATGTAACGGTTAACTTTGGAAGAAGCGGGAAATGGGGTAAAACCCTGAACTCGACATTCGTTCCATTTTTCAATCCTGCAATGCAGGGGGCTGATAAGATGATAAGAAGATTTACCGAAACTAAAGGCGTTAAAGGTTGGACAGAACTTGTTTTAAAAGCAGGCTCGTTAGGGGTTGCACCATCACTCATAAATGAAATGGTTTACAAAGATGATCCACAATATCAACAGTTGTATGACAGAGATAAGGACATTAACTATATCATCAAACTTGGTGATAATGAATGGCTAAAAATACCTAAAGGCAGAGTTTTATCATTATTTGGAGCAACAGCACAAAGAACTTTAAGGGCAATAGGTGGAGAAGAAAACGCTTATGCTGGGCTATTAAAAACAATGAGTGAACAAGTCGCTCCAATCTCGCCAATAAGCAGTAACATACTTTCACCATCCATAGCAATCTCAAACAATAAGAGTTGGTTTGGTGGGAAGATAGAACCGCAAAGACTTGAAAAGTTTTCACCTGGGTTAAGATACGATGAAAATACAACCGAAATAGCCAAATGGATAGGTGGCAAAATAAATTATTCACCTAAAAAAATTGACTATTTGCTAAATGCTTATTCTGGTGTGATTGGCGATTTTGCTATGCCACTAACAACACCAAAGGCAGAATCAAATCCGTTTGCAAAAGCATTCACTATTGACAGTGTCACAAGTAATAAAGTAACCCAACAGTTTTATGATAAAAAAGATGAAATATACTATGCAAAAAATGATTCCGATGGACAAGATGCAAATGATATTCTATACAGATATATGACTAAGCAAAATAGTATGGCTTCCGATTTATACAGCGAAATACGAATAATTGAAAATAGTTCGGAAAGCGACCAAATGAAAAAAGCTAAAGTTAAAACCATAAAAAGCCTAATCAATGGAATTGAACAAACAGCACTTGACTCGCTTTCAGAAGTTGAAAAAGCCACAGAAGAATTATCCGTAAGTTACAAAGACACCGATGATCTTTACAGAGAAGTCAATAAAAAGGTTTTCGGTTCTGAATATGCTTTAAAACTATACAACAAAGATATTTACGCAAAAGCACAAAAACAAATATCAAATGGTATAAGCTATAACCAGTTTTACGATGGCTATTTTGCACAGAAAAAAGCATCTTCTAATATTGGAAAGGCTCTTGCCTTGCAGAATAAAAGCATAAATAATATGTACAGCACTTTTGAAATTAGTAAAACTAGTACGGACATCGCAACAGCACTTAAAAAAAGTGGTCTTGGCGGTAAATACAATTCGACCTATGAAACACTAAAAGGCTTTACTGGTTCGGAAGTTAAAAAGAGAATGATTGACAAGGCAAACCCTGGATTGTCATACAACCAATTAGTTATCTTATATGAAGCCTTTGACATCTCACAAGGAGTTGGCAGATATGGGAGGCAGTTTAGTTAAGGGATCTTCGGATCCCTTTTTATTGGAGGAAATTATGAAATTAAACAATATGCCTTGCATAGTAGCAGATGACATTCTGCTGTTTGATCCCAATTCAGGACTGTCAAAGTGGGCTAATACAATTAGTGGCTCATTCACATACCCAAGCGGTCAAAAACCTTGCTCAATTATGATAAACAAAGGGGTGAATATTTATCCAGCTTCATGTCATGGTTGGTTGGGGTTCCCTGAAACTGTACTATACCGATACAAAGACGGTACATTCGGTATAGGCAGATTTATCAACGCTTCGGAAATACCTAATCGTTCAAATGTACTATGGGCTGTTGGCGGAATGGGATTACTTGACAAATATGCACCTTCTTCGGAAGGATTCAGCAAGTTTGTAAAGGATGGCAAGAGTTACGATTATTCAGATGTGACCAGATTAACGAATCATACATTGATAGGAGTAAAAAATAATAAAATTTACCTATGTTACGTTAAGAATATGACAGGTTCACAAGGCAACGAATATGCCAAACAATGTGGATTTGAAAAAGCAGTTTGGCTTGACGGAGGTCATATTGCAGCAATTAACTCAACAGATATTAAAATAAACTTAAGCACTGTTCAAGGCTATGGAATACAAGGAATAGGAGCACCAATGACAACAACAAAGAAAAAGATAATACTTGATGCAGGACATAGCGCTAAAACTGCGGGCAAAATGTCACCAGACGGAACATACCATGAATATGAGTTTAACCTGGATATTGTTAACCGTATGCTTAAACTACTCATACAATACCCCTGTGAGGCTCTACTGGTCGATTACAGCAACGCAAATGCAACAACCGAACTAGTTGCCCTAATCAAGAAAATAAACGCTGAAAAGGGCGATATATGCGTATCAATTCACTCTAACGCTTACGGAACAGATTTTAACAGTGCAAACGGGTGGGAAATATTCGACTATAAATTATCAGGCGAAGGGCAGAAACTTGCCAAAGCAATACACAATGAGATGCCAGTACTTGGGTTAACTGACAGAGGTATTAAAGATGGCTCACATTTAGCAATGGTTCGAGATACAACAATGGCTTGTGTATTGATTGAAACAGGATTTCACACAAATCAAAGCGATCTTGCAAGGTTAAAATCATCATCGTTCAGAGATTTGGTTGCAAAAACCTACGTGAAAGGTATTTTAAACTACCTTAACATCCCATATATAAAAGAACCAACAATTGTCAAGGAACCTGAACCAGCGACAGAAGTTGGAACATTGTACAGAGTTATTGAGCAACACGCTTCATTTACAACAAGAAGCGGTGCGGAAAGAATGCTTGCAGATTTAAAAAATCAAGGCAAGTATGTATGGATAGAGGAGAAAATTAAATGAACGATTATATAACATGGGATTTATTGGCTGCATATGCAACCTTTGTAACAATAGTATTTATGGTAGTGGAATTCACAAAAGGGTTGCCATTTATCAAGGAACTGGAAACAAAGTACTATTCTGCGGCGGTGGCATTCATATTGATTTTATTGGTGCAGTTCCAAGCTGCAACATTTGTGCCGTTTGACATTGTACTGTACATCTTGACCTCAATATCAGTTTCACTTGGTGCAAACGGGCTGGCTAATTTTAATAAAACATTAAAGTAGGAGGTTGGTATGACAGCTGCAGTAAAAAAAGAAAACAAAGAATTATCTATGGACGGTATATATCAATTATTAGAATCAATAGTTGAGCGGCAAGATGACATCCGTACGGTTGAAGTAAAAAGGCTTGATGAACAGTTTAACAATATGAAACGTCAAGCAGAAGCAGAATCAGAAAGAAGGGATTCACTTAGAAAAGCGGACATTGACAATATTTTTAATGCTAATGAAAGAGCAATTAAACAGGCTGAAATACTAGCAAAACAAGTCGCTGATAATGCTGACGTACTACGAAAAGCGGTAGCTGAAACAGCTAGTGTAATAGCAATGCAATTACAGCAAATTACCAACTCATTAATAGAACGTATATCAGCAGTTGAAAAAGTACAATATGAAAATAAAGGAAGATCGGGTATATCAGCACCGTTGCTAATGCTAATAGCAGGGCTTGTCGGTGGACTAGTAGTGTTTATAGTTGAATTAGTAATAGTATAATAAATTAGAGGGAACTTCGGTTCCCTTACTTTTTTTTGCCAAAAACCCGAAAAATTATCAGCCAAACTACGGAAAAGTTTTACAGTTATAACCGAACAAAATTAATATTTGCGAAGTTTTGCGGTTGGCGCATTATTTGCGACAGTTGATTTATTCTCTTTTCTTTATGCTTAATCTTGTTCTGAAATAAAAACATAATTATTTTAAAAAAAAGTATTGCATTATGTTAAAATAGGTATATAGTAAAGATAGATAAAAGGTACGAGGTCAAAGCATATATTGCGGTTAGGTCATTAGTGGCATTTTGCGACGTGAGCCAAAAGACACGTATCGCCGTTATATGCTGATATTGTCAGCACTGATGATTCTAAAAAAAGATGAAATAACGGAAGGAGAGCCAATGAAAGAAGTTAAAATAAGCTATACAAGCAGAATGCCTGAATCTTTACTAACTAAAATTAAGATAAAGGCAGCTAAAGAAAAAACAACTATAAGCGCAATTATTAATGAAGCGGTTATAAACTTTTTAGCAAAATAGAAGATTTAAGGGGGAAAAATGAATGGAAATTAAAAGAGCAATTAAACTTTTAGAAATACAGAAAAAGAATTATGCTCGTTTAGATTGCACAATATCAATAATTGAGGCTTTCAATATGGGAATTACGGCGTTAAAAGAAAAACAAGGAAATGAAGAAAAATACGCAAAAGACATTAAAGATTGTGAAAGTTGCCCTCTTTATAAAAATGATTGTTCTGGTGGTGCTACTGGAACGCCTAGTGGGTATAAAGAGCCACCATGTACATCATGGAACGATGATACTTTAATTTATGAAGGAATGTATGATAGTAATTATTAAAATTTAAGGAGGTAACACAATGACAGTCACAACGAGAACACCGCAAACATCTGATTTGAGCACAATGGGATTAACCCAGTATGACAACGCCTGTATTATTGGAAAGTTACTCGAAGGTAAATTGAAACCATCGGATGCATTTATTATTCAAAAGTTGAAAGGGGTAACACAATGAAATTGAGTCAATTAATTTGGATAAGCCTAGCAGTATTTTTACTTGGGGTGTTCGCACTAGTAGCACCAATAATGAATTAGTTTTATCTAGTTAAGAGAAAGGATTTAAAAATGAAAGCAAATAAAAAGACATTATTAGCATTTAGAAAAATGATGGAAAATGAACAAGAATCATATGATTATGAATTGCTCGTTCAGACTTGTGTAGAAGAAACAGGGTTATTAAAAACCGCAGAAATGGGAGAAAGAACCCTTGATACCGATGAATGTGAAATAAAATGGGGAGACACAGAAGATGTTTGTGGACTGTGCGAATTTATTGATTCTTTTGCCCAGAATTTTCTCGAAAAGATTTTAAATATGGCAGAATCAATGGTTGGAGAAGAAATTGGCTGTTATTTTGAAGATGAAGAATAACAACATAGTTTCTACTAATGCCACAAAAGAAAGGATAATAATGATTGAATTAAATAAGATTTATAACGAGGATTGCTTGGCTGGGATGCAGAAAATTAAAGATAAAAGTATTGATATGGTATTAACAGATATACCTTATGATTTTATAAATAGAAAAACTAATGGGTTAAGAAGTTTAGATAAAGGCAACGCAGATATATTAACTTTTGATTTGCAAACGTTTTTAAAAGATGTTTTAAGAATAACTAAAGGTAGTATTTATATATTCTGTGGCCCGACACAAGTTTCTGAAATTATAGCATTTTTTAAAGATAATAAGACAAGTGTAAGGCAATTAATATGGGAAAAAACTAACCCAAGTCCTATGAATGGTCAACATATATGGTTATCTAGTGTAGAAAACTGTGTATTTGCTAAAAAGGGGGGTGCTACTTTTAATGAACATTGTAAAAGTGCAGTTATTAAAAATCCTAATGGTAGGAGTAAAATCCATCCAACAGAAAAACCTTTAAAATTATTTCAATATCTCATAGAAACAAGCACTAATCCAAATGATTTAGTTTTAGACACTTGTATAGGTGGTGGTACTACCGCAATTGCTTGTATTAATACTAATAGAAATTTTATCGGATTTGAACTGGACAAAAACTATTATAACATAGCACAAAAGCGGATAGATGATTTACGCAATTAATGATTAGTGGATTTCTAATAGGAAGGAGAAAATAATGGAAATGGTAGAAAGAGCAATATCATACATTGAATTTTTAATTGTAGAAAACAGCACTCCAAGTATTGCTATAAAACTACATACAACACTTATAGCCCTCAAAGAGAAGCGAGAACGTGAAAAAGGTTGTGTTGGTTGTGAGTATAAAAATGGAAAAGGATTGCCTAAATCTTGTCATTCTTGTAGTCGAAGATATGGAGATTTTTATTGTGAGAAAGTCACAACATAGTGATTACTAATATAACAAATTAGGAGGTTACAAAATGACAATGTTAACAATCGAACAATCTAAACAGATAGTAACAGTAATACTGAAGCACAGAGAAAAAATGGAAAAGGTAACTTGTAAAGATTGTAAACACGGAGCGCATTACACCTACAATGGAGAGCCTATGGGTTACAAATGTTCCTTAACAAAAGATGCTTGTTTTCCCGAATGCTTCCACTGCCCTGATGGAAAGCCAAGAGAGGTGCGGAATGAGAAGTAAATTACTTTCGCAAAGGCGTACAAGTCTCGTACCACTTATTCTTATAATAATTATACTTGAAGTCACAAAATGTGCGGTTACAGCCGTAAAAGTTTCAAAATGTTAACCATTAACGGGTTATGAACCGAAAGGAGAATTATGTGTAAAAACCCATGTTTAGATTGTACTGATAGATTTTCCGGTTGTACGACGAGATGTGACACTGGAATAAAGGAAAGTGAAAAAAGAAAAGCACGAAGTGAAATAATAAATCAAGCAAAAATGGATTACATAATCCCAAATTGTGTTCAAGTTACAAATTTTTTAAGGGCTCAGCATAAAAAAGGGAGGCAAATATGAACACAAATAGAGCAATGAAAATTTTAAGAAAATATATAAAATTAATTAAACGAATGAACGTAAATCATGGCGATGTGAACGAATCAATAGAAACCGTAGTAGATACGCTCGACTGTTACATAGAAAAGGAGAAGAAATGAAAGACTTAATGGATTACACCTTGGAGGAAATAAAGGCTCATTGCACCAACCATTTTGCAGAAGCTCCGATGTTTGCACCAACTTACTTTTGTGAAGGGTGCGAATTGAAAAATATATGCGATAAAATGCGAAACTATACTCCTATAAAATGGAATTTTGAAAGGAGAACAAATGCTAATGTATAGATGTTTAGATTGTGACGAGACGTTTCACGAACCTGCAGAATCAGTCAACACGCATTATGAGGTTGATGATAGACAAGATGAACCTGTTTATGTTTGCCCTGAATGCGGATCTGGCGATTATTTCAAACTGGATAAATGCAAATTATGTTTAGGATATTGTGAGCCTGGTGAAGATTACTGTCAGGAGCATCAAGATTTAGCGATTGATTTAATGGCCGATGTGCTTGATAAGATTTATGATTGGAGTTTTTCAGACAGAAAAGCCAACGTTGATTTAATTGAGTGGTGGCTAGATGAAGAAAGGGGAGAACATGAGAAAATTAAAACAATTAATAATAGATAATTATTGTAAGCAGCGAGAATGCCGAGGATGCCTGTTTAAAGTACAGGGGCAAGATTGCTCAATACAAAGATGGTTATATAAAACCAAATGGAAGGGATAAGGATGAAGAAGAAAATGTGTGATTATTGTAACGTATCACCATATGGA